CTTCCGATCTAGGGAGAGGGAAGAACACGGTTGGAGTTCAAGGTTTGAGAACCGACCCAGCGGTGGGCTGCACCGTTGATGGAGTTGGTGTTACCTGCAACCTGATAGCCTGCTGGGTTACCAGTCTTAGGTTGGCCTTCCTTCAGGACGTCCAGTTCGAGACGTTCCTTGATGGCTCGGGCTTGCTTAGGAACAAAGCTGGAAACCAACTCGCTCATGTAGAAGCCGTCTTGCTTAGCCTTGTTCGTGATGTACGTAGCCGAGCTCAGGTAGGTGTTGATGTTGAAGTTGAACTCACCAGTGTCCATTGCGCTGTATTGGATGGCTTGGTCTTCGACGTAGTCTTGAACTTCAAGCACGCCAATCGACGGGATAGTCAACTGGTTGCCGTCAGGGAAATCGCTCATCCAACGGACCAGACCTTCAGCCATCAGTTCGTCATACAAGACATCTTTAAGTTGATTGGACCACAGCTCACCGCGAATAAGGGCGTCTGTGTTTGCGGTGTTAAAACCAGCCATTTACGTTTCTCCGTTATTGGTAGAAGGACTCACCATGTTTCATGGCGTCATTCATCATTTGAGTTTGAATTTTGGGCGAATGGTACATACTTGGGTTATCTTTACGCAGTTGCTGATACCATTTGTATGTATTAGTCTTTACTCCCGTGCTGCCCATAGCTGCCGTGTTCACGGTGGAACTGGAAGATGTTTGTAGGGCTCGGGCCACCTCAGTGATACCCACAGTTTGGAAGAACGCTTTCGGACTTCGAGCTGCTACGTCTTGTAGGAACTCTGCACCAACACCTAGTTCGGCTGCTTTCTGCTTCAGGACTTCCTTGGCCTTCTCGAGGCTGCCGTAGGTCTGAACCATCGCATCGTTTACTGTGTTAATGTTGTCTAGGCGTTTGCTTTCTTCTGCGGTACGCTTGAGGGTTTCTCGAATACGGGCGTCCAAATCAATTTCTGGGGACGGAGAATCAGTGGTTTTCTGTTCCTGTTGGGCCAGTGGTGCGCCGTTATTTCTAGTTGCCAGTTCCTTCAGCAATCGGGTTTCTTCAACCAATCGGTTCAGGTCCTCGCGCAGTTGCTTGGGTTCCTCTTTAAGTTGTTCAATAAACCTATCAGATTCAATCTTAGCTTTGGCCAAATCTTCTGGTGTCTTAAACTTCTTACCTTCGCCTACTAGGGTTTCGTACAGCGAAGCGGGGGTTTCATTCTGTGCCAGTCGGTCTTCGGCACCTTCTTCAAAAATAGACATTATTTCTCCCGGTCAGGATTCACTTCAAGCAACAGCATTACGTCGCGTAAGGCCCTCACATAGCCGTTTTGGTCAGCCTGCTTGTGGGACCAAGAAGGGGAATCATAATCATTGATCCTTACCTTCTCTGCCTCTTTAACTATATTATACACAATTTCACGAGCTTTGTCAAGAACTATTTTACTACCAATTACAGTTTGCTTAAACTGGGCCCGCTCCGGCCCCTTGAGGCCCGCCAGCCATTGCGTTTGGATCATTGGGGTTTCCTTGTGGTTGCATCTGTTCCATCACCATTTGTTGGGCTGTCTGCGCCAACTGGGTGGTCTCGAGTTGTTCGGTAACACGGATGTTGTCTTGGACCAACTCAAAGCGTTCCATACCCAACAACTGTTCCATCAACTTGGCCAGTTTCTTGCCCGAGATGTGAGCGTTTACTGCTGGGTCTTGTCCCAAGGCGCTGGTGGCGAACTGGGTCAGGTTCTGGATCATGTTGGCGTTACGGGCAAAGTGTCGGGCACCAACTGGACGAATCTTACCTTTAGCGGTAATGTCTTCCTTGGTGATCTTCATGAACTCTGCCATACCCAGCTCTTCATCAAAGACACGGATCATATCACTGGCACCCATGTTGCGACGTCCAATCTCTAGCATGGCGTTAAGTACAGGCTCGATGAACACCTTTTCGAAGTAGGTGGTCTTGTTGGTAAAGATACGCTGGGCCCCGTTCTCCAGAATCTGGACCTCGTAGGCAGTCTTCTCGCCGGGGGTGCGTTGACCCATAGCTTGCTTAGGTGCCCCTGCCATCTCCTCCATCTTGGCCTCATACAGGGCAACCTGTGTGTCGGCGTTCAACATGGTGGTATCAGGACGCATAAACTCTACGTTACCCTCTTCCGAGGCGTAGATACGTTCACCGGGCCCGTACTCAAAGTCTTCAACGTATCCGGTAATCTTCATCACCGGGTGTACGATCAAGTCAAAGGCGTCGGCCTTAGCATTCTCTAAGTGGTCGATGCGATACTGCATACCCACTAGGTTGTCCAAGGGACCCATTGCGTACAGGTTGTCGGGGCGTAAGCGCCACCCTACGTGGAAGATAGGCGGTTGGCCCAGCCAAGAGGGGTGACTCGTTTCGCGGGCCACATAGGAGCGGTCCACAACGGTCACAACTTGATTGCGCTTGAGCTCCTGTGTGTCTGGGTCATAGATGTCCCCGTAGAAGTCAAGTATCTCTACCATATCCGATTGGAAGTAGTTCAACCACGAGTCGAAGCCGTCCATCTGGAACCCAGAGTTCTTGGCCACATCACCTTGGGAGATACCAGACATCTTGTGGCGTCCCTCAACAACACGGTCAAGGATGTCTTGAGCATAACCCATATCTGGGTTGTCGGCCATGTCTGCTTTCAAAGACCCAAGGGTCCTGAGGGACCGGATAATCTTCGGGGTATCTACCCACGTCGCTGCGGTTGGATTAAAGACAATATCAAGAGGAGAGATGCGGCGTAGTTTTGGGCCCGTAAAACCTGCAATAGGTTCCCCCGTTATGGGGTCTTCCGTAAACTGGACAATGAAATCAACAACACCGAAACAGTTACCGTAGTCGATAAAGTCCAGAACAATGCGGCTTATCTCCGTTTCAAAGTCCCCAAGGCGCATCTTATTAGTTAGGTACGCCTCGATGGCCTGACGTTTGGGGCCCGTTTCGGAGTCCTCATCGTCACCCTCCCAGATAATAGGTCGGTCAGTCGGGAACAGGGCCGCCATATAGTTGGCATGCAAGTTGTCCCGAATCTGGCACAGCTTAGGGATGTGGATAGAGTTCTTCCACGGAAGAGACGCGTTAGTGGTTCCCCGTGTGTCCGTGGCAAAGATATAGTCTCGAATCTCTTTCTTTTCCTCGAGCCAGTTGTTCCGCATATCCTCCCACTCTTGGTATTGGTTGGCAATTTGATACGCAAGGGCGTCTGGTCGAATCAAGTCAGTTAAGTCAAATGTTTGTCTAGGCATATTAGAACCTTACTCCGCCGAAGCGTCTGTCGTAAATAATGTTACCTTGAGTCCGTTGTCGGCCAAGGTTACCGGTTGGTGGTACGCTGATTTCAATTGCAGTTGCTAACGCGTCCATGACGTCATCGTGGGCCGGGTTGTGGGCAATTAGTTCGTCCTCCAGTATTTGGCAGTTACCACCGAGGTAGTGCCACACACTTTGGTTGTCGTACTTGGGCTCTAGGATGGCGCTCAGGCGTTCTTCCTTGGAACCTTGGTGCCTCGTCGGCTTCACTTCGACAATAGACAGAAAGAGACCGTTCGGTCGGATATAGGCGTCCTTGAGCTCGTTGACGATTGCCTTCTGAGCTGCCGTGACTTCTGCCGCCAACTTCCTGAAATCCCACTTAACGTGTAGGCTCAGGATGTGTTCGTAGTATTCCGCCACACGTTCCGACTTAAATCGGTCAATGTCCAGTACGTAAGTCATATTATCCCTGTCTACCCCGATAACCACGATGGCGGTGTAGTCGGCCCGCTTACGTAGAGAGTAAGCAAAGTCAACAGAGGCAAACACGTTTAGCTTGTTGTTCTTGTAGTACCAAGCCCCATTGTCGTTAGTCAGGAACTTTTTGTCGTAGTACTGGAATTTGTCCCGCCCAATTCGGAGTTCGCCCGGATCGTTGGGGTCGTTATAGTACTGGGCCCGGAATTGGGTCCTGTCGATGTACTGGGCTCGCTTCTTAGCCAAGATTTGGCGGTCAAAGCCGAACCACTTGCCGTCTGAGCGTTGTTGACGAGGCCACAGGAACTCCCCGGTGCCGTCTCCAGCGTCTTCCACCTGACGTTCGAAGATTTCGTAGATTGGATCGCTACCGATTAGCTCACCTTTCTTATCGTAAAGGTCTTCGTCCATCTTAGCCATGTCGGCATAGAGGTCGTTGGGGTGGTATCGCGTACCACAAACCCACTCCTCGGCGTCTGCGCCTTCGATAGAAGACAAAAGAGAGTATTGGCGACGTACTTTGTCCCGCCCGTCCTCGGTATACGCATTTTCAAACACCACGATGTCGTCCAGAACCGCGATGTCACAGTGGAGACCTGTCAGGGAGGTGGTCATGCCCCCGGTAAACACTGTTGGGTCCCGTACGGCCTCTTCTTTGCGCTTGGGGTGGTCCACCGAGATTTCGGTATTAGTCCACTTCTCACGCTTTCCCTCGTCCACGTGGGTCATGTCTGGCCAGTAGCGACGGTAGATAGATGTATCCAGAATGTCCTTGATCATCTTGAGCTGCTTCTCAGCCAAGTTGGAGGTGGCGGACACATATAGGATGCGTATGTCAGGTCGGCGGGTAATCTCCCACGCAACGCGGAACGCAATCATACGACTTTTACCGTGGTCCCGAGGCAGCAACACCATTTGGTGCTTCTTTCGGTCTTGGCGGGTCCACCAGCGGCAAAGCTCAGTGTGCACGGACCCAAGTACCTGTTTGGGGGCAATCAGCCTGATGAACGTTTCTAGGTCGCTCTCAGCCGACTCCCGAATGTACTGTTGGGCGTCAGTCTCTTGGATTCCGCTTACCAGCTCTTTTTGTCCGGGGGTACGACCTGTTGGCTTTGCGACTTTGGACTTGCCAGTTGCTCGGGCTGTTGTTGAGCGCGTTGCCGTCTTTGTGGTTGATGTCTTTTCCGTCACCTTTGTGTACCTTCCCGGCTTTGATCATGTGCCGTCTGGCTTTGTTTCTGGCAACCCTTTTGGCCACCTGTTCTGGACTCTTTTGATATTTAGCTTGAGCTCGTTTTTCGGCTTCAGTTGCTCTGGGCATTATTCACCTGTGTTGCTATAATCTTCAATCAATAAAGCCGTTGCCTGTTCGTCCCAATCAATAGGGTCACCTGTTTCAGGGTCAAGCAATAGTATCTGAAATCTAGTACCGCCTTCATGTGTAATAAAAGCAAAACGGTCGTCTACTATATTAACTGGCATCTAAGCCCCCATTGTAATAGAACCGATTGTAAATCGTGTCTGTAAAGTGGCACCATTTGTAAAACCAACACGGGCGTAACGCCATGAGGGTTGTAAGAGAATTTCGGCATACTGACCCCCGCCAGTAACGGCTGCTGTGGCAACAGATTTAACACGTCGCCAGTTGGTATTATCACGCGAGACTTCAACCCAAAGGGTGCCGGACTGGTCACTCTCTGCACTTACCCTGAGTTCTTCAGCAAAGGTCGCTACGTTAGTAAATGCAGTTGCCGTTGCCGTTACAAGCAAGTCACGAGATGTGCCTGTAAAAGTGGCGTTTGCAGCTAATACGGTGGAGCTGTCATCGTACCAAATACCGTGCGATGCGTTGAAACCGACCCGAGCTACACTTGCAAGTAAGGCCGCGTTCGTCGAACCAATTATAGATGTTGGTAGCGGGTTTACAGCCCCTTGAGGTCGGACACCCTGTATATAAAACGATTGGTTAGGGTACTGTTCAACAGTTACGTGCCCGAGCGTCCATGTTGTTGTAGACGCGGGTGCAGTGGTACCGTTATACGACCACAAAAACACATAGAATTGTGTATCGGGCTCGGGAATGTTTTCGTAGCGGCTTGCTCGAACAGTATAGTTAGGTGAGGTTGATGTTGCCCGCAACGCATCGTGGAGCCACGCGTCACGTCCAGTCAGTTCGTTTTGTAGAATTGTACCGGGGGAGGCTGTAGTGTTAATTGTTGCGGTTGTATCGCCCGTGGCCCAACCATTACATTGAACATCCCACGCAACGTTGGTTGGAGTCACCCCATTAACGAGGTTACGTACGTAGTTGCGCCCGAATAGGGTCAGAGTACCTGTACCAGAGGCGGGCCAACCTGCAACCGTAAAGGTGATATTGTCACCTGAAACTGAAGCAATTGCATACCGTCCCGGCACACCAGCAGCACCTGTAATACCCCCTAAGAAAACAAACTGACCTACCATCGTGGCGTTAAAGTTAAGGCCAGAGGTAGCAACGGTCACACTTGTGCTGCTGTTAATGGTGTACGTCAGACCCTCACCAAGAAGATCGGCCAAGATAACAGCAAAGTTTTGGTTTGCGATACGTTGTGAGGCCACGATTGAAGCCCGTAGTCGCATAGAGCCCCAGTATGTGTTAACTGACCGGGCAAGAAACTCAGCGTTTGTCGTTGTTCCCGTAAGGATGTTAAGAGAACCACTTGCTTGGTTATAGGTGACCCCAGCACCAACCTGTGGGGTTTGGACAAAGAAAACATCCAGTACTGACGCACCGGAGGCCGAGAAGCCAGCCGTCTCTATCCGTTGAGTTGCCGCCACAGGTAGGTGGTTAGTAATTGAGACAGCATCCCCGTCGGGTAAGACAAGAGCAGAAGCCGGTACAAACCCTTCTGGAACGTCATAACCTGCTCGTTTGATGTATCTAAGTTGGTCCTGTGTTTCCGGGATACCGAGTAATCCACGATACATTAGAAATCACCCCCGAAGGCGTGACCAATAAAGGCCTCAGCGTTGTGTGGGGCAAAACCCAATTTGTGGGTGCTTTCAAGAACAAAGATTTGACCCGCAAACGAAAGGTCGACTTCAGCACTGAAGGCAGGCACCGTAGCTGAGGCCGTAATAGCGGTCACCGCCACCTCGCGCCAAAGGCGATAGTCAGTGCCGTTAAAGATGTACAGTCGCACAGTGCCTGCTGTTGTGGTGCCCTCTGCCGTAATTTCAATACGGTCAATCTTTCGGGGGCCCGAGCCTGCGGGGACAATATCAACAATTGTACCTGTACCATCACGACCTGTGTTAGCAGCAGTTGCGCGTCCTCTATAGTATCGAGGAGTGCCGACAAAGTTTGGAGTGGATGCCATTAGTTAAACCTTAAAATATGTATGGATAAAAGTATGTCACGGAACTACTACCACCCGTTGCATTCAAGGTGTTGTCGGACATAGAGAGGTTGGTGCCAAGACTAATAGGGGTTAGATTTCCCGTCTCGCCACGCCCAAATAGTTGGGAGTTAGACAAAGCAATCTCACTTACGTCCCCAAGTGTGGTGGACGACCGGGCCAGAACACTGTTGGCCGCAACGTCTTGAAGTTTGGCAAAGGTGATCGTGGGGATGTCGTTTAGCGTGATGGCACGGAAGTTGGTGACCCCAGAAGAGCTCTCTGGAGCCGCAAGAAACGTGTTCTGGACCTGTGCTGGGAAGCTTTCGGGTGACACAGTTATAGAAGGCCCAACCAAATCCACCAACTCTTGTACAGTGGCCCGCCCATTAGAGACTCTTTGTGATACGGGATGCACCCGCCTAAATATAAAAGTGTCGGTTGAGTTAATCATTTTCTAGCCCTTCCACGCTTGGATGATCTTTTGGCCAACCCAACACATGCCCGACCTCATGGCACATCAGTTCCGCATAGACTCCCGTGTACTCGCAGGGGTCTGGTACGATCATGATCTTGGGACTGGCACAGGCAACCGTGTTAGCATTAAGCCCGAGCCCCATGCACATTTTGGTCACGGCCTCTTGATCGTCTACGATGATGGTCGTGCTAGCTGGTCTGCCAATGTATTGAGCAGGTGGCCGAACGTGGGTTAGTGAAGCTTGGCACCCAGCAACCCATACGAGCAGGCTAAAGGTGATGGCGGTGAGTAGGCCTAGGGCTTTCATAGCGCACTCATGGCTTGGAGTTGTGCGTCTGATGGTGTAACCGCAGGTGCGTAAGCCGCAAAAACCCCGACAGAACCACTTAAAACGCGATCTAAAGCCGCACGATTCCCAAGATATAAGGTTGTTGCTGGTATTGCCCCGCCAACATTTGTGCCTGTCACGGTCGCAGAACCATTTACAGACATTTTTGTTGGTGAGCCTACCGTGTGCAAAACAACAATTCGCCTAGCGCCTCCGTTTGTTAGCCCCGTGACAGACGGAAGTGTTGCCCCAACTGGCACGGCGGTGACAATTGCGTTTGTTTCAAATACCGCGCCTATAACATTGTCCCACTCAAAGGTACGACCATTTACAAGAGTAAACGCCTGCGCCGGAAGATCAGCAATAAACACAATAGGCCCGCTTGCTGGCAGGCTAGACGCCGCAATCTGCAAATCATCCGCCCCCGCACTCGCGCTAACTGTCGTTGAGGCGTTGGGGATGTAGTCGGTGGCGAAGGCGGATTGTTCTAGTTGGATTCCCCATGCAAGCGTGCCAGACGTGCCGTTGCCTGTGAAGCTATTTGTCCCATCGGCAGTCGCAACATAAAATCCGGGTAAATCTGCCCCAGCACTTGCGGTCCACGTCACACTGCAACGATACCAGCCATTTGGCAAAAGTTGAATAGTGCCAACCCAACCACCATTAGCCGTCCCGATTGTTCCGTTAGAAACGTTGAAATAAACGCCGTTTCCTGAAAACATGCTGCCAAGCTTAATCCAATCATAACCTGAAGCTTTTGCATGAACGCTTAGGGTGTAGGTCGCAGCTAAAAACGTATATGATTGGTAGATATTGTGTGCACCAGCCGCAACCGTTGGAGTCACCAGATCGGCGGTTGCTGCCCCATCCGGCGCGGTCCCGGTGTTTGCTGTTACCGTTGTAGCATTTTTGGTCCAAGCCGCATCATCAAATGCCTCTGACGCATAGATCAGATTAGTCCCACTCCCAAACACCCGCACACCGCGCCCAGCCTCACGGCGGACTTGGCTTGCACTAAGGGTGGTAGATGAGTTGGGAACGTAGGTACCGGGGACGTTGCCGATGACGAGTTGAGGCTCCTTTACCTCTATGGTGAAATCACAAGGGACGCCGTTGTCTATGAATATATATAGTATGGTTGAAACTTGGGTTGTGGTGCCACTTAGAGCCGGAGACGTATGCACCCCTCTAACCCAGTTTTCTCCATCAAATGTCGCAGCCGATGTACTCTCGCCTACATACGCAGGCACTGAGGTCCACTGATGCACTGAGGTATGAAAGGTATTCAAAGACGCCGCAGGTAACGTACCCGCCACAAGCCGCACAGACCGAGAGGCTGTCCATATTTGTCCTGCCGCAGCCGCTTGAATAGTTGCTGTTGTAGAATTTAGGTCTATAACACTGCCTGATGGTGTGCCACTGAAGCGTATACGCAAAACACCGTTGGCACTTGAAATTATTTCGCGGGTTAATCCCGATGCCGATAGACCAAACCCTGTTGGCATTACGCCACCCGAACCAATAATGCCATTGGTAGCGCCCGCAAAAACACTATTCCTTACGCCGTTCTCAACAAACAAATTCGCAGGACCAAGCCCAGCCCGTGTGCCGGATCGCGTATAAGTCGCACCCGTGACGCCAGTAGCAAGGGGGCCTTGACGGGCACCGCGTAGCCAGTTTTCTTCGCCACCTAGAGCGCCCGGTGCAAGTACAAGTCCGGTAAGGGCCGCCTCAGCAAGAGCGGTCCGAAGGGCTGTATTATCTAGGTAGTTGAAGTTTGGGCCACCACCGCTATGTTGCCCAAGGCTAAGTGAAAGACCTAAACCTAACATCTTAGTCGTACACCGCTACCCAGACACCAGTGCTCACCCCTACTGACTTGCAAAGTAGAGGTACTACTTGCAGGGCCCCCGCACCTACAATAGAGATGGCTGTGGAGGAGTTAACTGGGGTACACGCCATGTTGCCCGCGCTGATGCACATAAGGGCCTTGGGCGGGTTCGTAAAGGTCTCCCCGGCTGAGTTCACGACTACAGCGTGCTTGCCGTGGGAGACGTTAGGGGATGTATAAGGCATCATGAGAGTTATTTACCACCTTTGATAAGTTTAAGACCACCGATACGTTCTAGGTCTTCGTTTGTCTGTTCGCTTAGGTTTGCCAATCGTTTTAGCTCACCTTTTAGTTCCTCTTTGGAGGGACGCCCCCGAGCCGCTTGTTTGTCCCAGCCCGCTTCAGCCAGATACTTAGAGGCTTGCAGGGCTTGGGTGTCGTTACCCTCGTCGGCAATCTGCTTGATCTTATGAATGGCGTCGGCCCGGTTCTTCATGTTGAGCTCACGTACCCACTGATCGAACGCCTCTTTGAACCACGTGGATTCTAGGAGACGCTCGAAGTGTCGGTAGGAGTCAAGGTACTTCAGGGCCCACGAGTACCCAGTTGGGTCGCCCTCGTGGACAAAGGACCTACGGGCGTTGATGAGACCCTCGACGTCGTTGTGCAGGGAGAACTTTACGTCTGCTCCCTTTTCGCCGGGGGCCTCTAGGAATAGTGCTGCTGTTTTCATGTTACGATGCCACCGTTGCCCCTGTATCACAAGCTCGCCATTGAGTGCCGTCTCGGAAGCACAGGACACCCGTGCCTGACCCAGAACCCTCACCGTTCTTACGACCGTTGGAGGCGTAACCGAGCTGCCCTACGGACACATCTACAGGTAGGTTTGCCACCGTGTATACACCAATACCGGGGAGGATATTAGCTACTTGGTCAGTGTTATTTGTGGAGTTGATAAAGCCCAGCAATTTGTTTGCCGAGTTCACAGTAACACCTACGTTCCCATAGCCCCCCGCCACCACAACCGTTGGCGTTGCACTGATGGAGAAAACGGAGTTAGAGATTATACCCGAGAAGTGGTTTATACCGATGTAGATGTCAGTAGCACCGCTATTAACTACGACTCCATTTGTTGTCCGGCTGTTGCCTACAAATCGATTGCTGGAGACCGTAATACCTCTACAATTAGCTCCGATGTTTAAGGCTTGGTTTTGGTTACCAGCCCCAGCAGCCGACACTCGTAGGAACAGGTTACCTGTAATGGTTCCATCATCACCACCTAAGGTAATACAATCACCAGTCCCGCCTGTATTGTAGAAGGTGTTACCCGAGATTGTAAACCCAATCAGGTCGTCCGACAGCATCATGTGACGACCGGACCCGTGGAACGTGTTTCCGGAGATTGTGACCGCAATAGGAGTGTTACCAGCAGTACCTGCAAGAACTAGACCAGCAAACTCAGGGGCCGTGGTTGTGATGGTCTCAACTGTATTACCAGTAACAGTAATTATGTCACCCGGATTTACGTGTCCGGTATTGAGGTTGATAGCAATACCTGCACCAATTGGTGACCGTACAATATTACTTACTACTGTCGCTGCACCATCAATAATCTCAATTGCATAGGCAAGAGTGCCTAGGACAATGTTACCCACAATATTCATACCATAGCCAGTAGCTGAGATACCAAAGTCCCCGGCCACTGACATGTCGATAAAGTTATGAGCAATAATTGCGTTGTTGGAGTTGGTCCAACACTCAATACCCAATCGCACGGGAACGCCGGGAATCAGTACTGTTTGCTTGATGGTGTTGTTGGTAATCTTGGTGCCACCGACGTCTGTGCGCGCACCTAGCCCTACGGAATCCAGACCAGCAAGGCCGAAGTTTAACACCGTGTTGTCGTCAATGAGGCCGTCGATTGCCCCGCCCATACCGGCGTCGTTGGCAAAGAAGCCCCAGTCGCCACAGTTCTCAAAACGGCAGCGGGTCACCTTGTAGCGGTGGGCAGGACCAATTGCTCGAGCCCCCATCGACTGACAGTCTTTGAACTCAACGTTCTCAATTGTTACATCGGTTCCGAACCAAACCATCTCGGATGCGTTGTAGAAGTACACCACGTTTGCGCGATTACCGTCGATGCGGAAGTTACGCCACGTCACGCCAATTGCTGCACTGGTCATCTCAATTAGGTTGTTTAGAGCCGAAACGGGGTGCCGCCAGACGGTACGCCCACGGTCGCCCTCAACAGTCTGCCCCGCCGTCGATTGCGTGACGTAGCCACACCAGAACGAACCAGTGGGCATGCGCACGTTGTACCCCGAGTTCAGGGCCCGTTGCATGGCTGTGGTGTTGGCCGTCGCAGTACTTTCGTCAGCCGACGTTACCAAGCCAAACCACGACACGTGCACCCACCCATCGGTTATTTGTCTTACCCATCGACCCGTGGTCGTGGCGTCTTCCTTTACCCGTGTGCCCCCGTTGTTGTCGTTCAGCACATTGGCCGCGTCCCAACGGAAGATACCGCCACCGTCCCCGGTGACGTGGTTAGACAAAAGTTGAATTACGTCTGGGCGTCCCTCTGGCCACAAGGTGGTCTTCAAGGCGGCCACAGTAGCAATGGTGGCAATGTTGGCCACGACGTCAATGGTTACCGAACCTGCCACCACGTCTTGCAGGCGGACCGCGTCGGTCATGTTGAACGGGGCCCCGACGTTGATGATCCGGTTGTTGTTCATGTCCAACGGAGCCAGCATCTGGTTGGGGGTGGAGCCGTCCCGACTCAAGGTGTTTTCGAACTCCCCAGCAATAGCCGCAAAGTTCTCGTTGAGTTTGTTAGTGGCCCGGTACCCGGACAGAATAGGAGACAAAGTAACTTTGGACAAACGGTGGGCCTCCGGCGCGGGTTGATTAAAAGGTAAGACAAAAAAGAAGGAAAGGGAGCTGCCTATATGGGTATCCCTTATTGTGTATCCCATTTGTGTAAGAGAACTAATAGATAATTTATTAATTAGTAACTAGCTTCTTTAGGTTTCCCCTTTATAAGTATATTATAACAAAAAGAGCCCCCGATGTCAAGAGGAAAAGAGAGAAGACAAAGAAGTAATAGCAGTCCCCGATCCCGTCCTCCCCGAGGTGTGTACACAATACGGAGTATGCCCCCGACCTCTAGCCCCGTCAAGGGGGGAAAGACAAAAAATAATAAGAAAGAGCAGTTGATGTGTCCCCCGACCTTGTGGTTGTCAAGCCCACCTACTGTATCCGAGGGCGAGTATCCGGGAATTTCTGTGAGAAATATTGTAGGTGTGATATGCAATAATGCAGCAACCCCGACCCCCCACCCTAGGGGGACCACAACCTGAGGTAAGCCAAGGGCCGGACAATTATTTAAGGTACACATCGGGAGGGGCGGTGCGACCTATAGTAGTGAAGACCGATGCAAGGGCTGTGTGGTTGTGTGTTACACATAATATAGGTACACAGTGCAGGCAACCATCTGTAGTTGTGGGTTAACTTTGGGTTGGTTGTCGTTGGGGATAGGTGTTATGTTATATCATATCAGTGGCACGAAAGGGGAGGGGGTGTTATGTTATATCATATCATTGTACGGTATCCGGTTACTACTCATTATACCTATATAAGGGGGGTGTGTTGGTGGTGAAGAGCAGAGCAACGGTCGGCGACCTAGGGCACTAGGGGGCAAGGGGAGGGGGCAAGAGACACGTATATCAGTCATGGTTCATCGAAGCGTTGCTTTCTCCAATGAAAACAGGGGGATGTAAAATAAACCACGATTCACTGCAAAAAGGGGTTGTGTTATTTTTCGGGATGTGAGATACATTGGTTGTCGGCGGCACACAGCGCCAAGGACACTCGAAAGAACTGGTTGCCCCCTCGGGGGTGTAATTCCAACAAATAGGGGGAGTACTATGAGACCCGATAAACGTTCGCGTCAAGCCGCTCTTCTGGCTGATCCCAAGGCACTAGCTTTGTGGGTCGAAGGTAGGCGGGCACGTGAGCTTCAAGCCGTAGTCAAGGCCAATGAGGGGGCAAAGCCCGAGCGTCTAACGTGGCGCAAGGATTTGTCTTTCGACCGTGACTATTGCATGGGGAAGACGCATGTGAACCCGCGTGAAATGCGGGCAACTATGGGTCCTACGTCCAAGTCGCCACAGGCGAAGCGTTGGGCGGTTAAGTAATAGCTTCCCCTATCCTTCAAGAGCGGTTGTTCCGCGCACCTAGATGGTTGGTCTAGCGTTTCCCCCTTGGGGTGCGCCTCGGCCTTGCCTAGCACTAGGACGCGAGAGCATAATTCCGGCCCCGTGACAGCAGGTATTCCGTAATTGGTTAAGCCTGACGTCTGCCAGATGCACCTAGCAAGTGCGCATATCTGGTCACACCCACGGTATTTGGGTGGCAAGTGCGGACCGTGACAGGTCCGTCTTGGAAGATGCCTTGTGCGATCATTGGGGTTGTGGAACGCATCTTCTAAGGGACGCTAGTTATGTTAGTAGAGGACGAAGCAAAGGCCATGGTAGCTGACTTTTTAAAGTTGGCTAAAGCTATGTGGATTGTGTACGGTGAAGGGACGTCCGAAGATTGGGACGCACTTACCCCCGAGCTACGGCACCTTCACACTTCCGTCTTGTTTAGTGACACGCTAGGCATGAACCTTTTAGGGAAACTGACCTATGAGCTTTAGTAACGAATCTTACCGACAATCCGTCGAGGCTTACATCCAGTCCGGCGGTAAAATCACCATCTGCCCAACTAAGTATGCCTTAGGGGCTGTACCTTTGTCCCGCAAGGACACGCCACGTCGTCCCGATTGGATGATGGCTAAGACCGCTTAAGCACAAGTACAAGGAAACACGACTATGGAAATCCAGATCAACGCCACCGAATTGCCAACCACCAAGCAAGTCAAGAAACAAATCAGCTTCATCGGCACCACGGGTGCTAAGCTAGACAAAGCAATCCATGAGACGGCCCTTGCTTGTCTCGGTCACGCGGCACAGTACGGTGACACCCGCTTGTTTGCCGAGCTATACGGGGCCATCTCTAAGGGTGGTCGTCGCAAGGCCCTCGTGGCTTGGGCAATGAAGTCTAGCCCGTACTTCCTAGTCGACAACAAGGACGGCATCAAGTTCGGCATCTACAAGCCTGAGGTCAAGGCTTACAAGGATTGGGATTGGGGCACCCTTACTGACGTTCCCTTCTATGAGCAGGAGGAGGCCCTACAATCCGACGTGGACAAGCTTAAGGCCCAGCTTGACGCCATCATGACAGCAGGCGACGTGGGTAAGTTGATCCTTGCTCTTGCCACCAAACTAGAAAACACCCTTGAAGGCAATGAAGCCGCCAAGGGCAAGCAAGTGGCTAACGATGACCGTGAGAAGGTGGCGGCTAAGGTTGCTGCCCTTAAGGCCCTAGCTGCGTAAGAGCTACCACCTAACGGATACACAAATAGCAGGGGGGGCCTCGATAGTGGGGCCCTCTTTAACCTATATCAGTCATAGCTCTATAGCTTGGAGATAAGCCGATGGACGATTTACCTAGAATGCTGTTCTACGCCCTAGAGAAGGCTTCCTACGCCCTTTGGGGCAACACACGTGGGAACACACCTGCTGAGGCTGGAACGGCCCTTGGTGGGCCTCCTAGAGGCTTCCGCAAGGCTTCGACCTTAATTTACCAGACAAGCGATCAACGGCTGGCCCAGATGGCCAAGCGTCATGTGGACCGCCTGTTGCGCCAAGGCATCGGGGGCGAACCCCTGAGAGAGGCTTGGCTAGAGCTACACGAAACAGTGAAAGGACAAACACAATAGGTGTATAACCTATAGACAAAAGCTATAGACACAATTAAGGGGGCCTCCCGATTTGGGGGCTCCCCTTTATGTATATATCAGCTATAATTGTCTATAACCCACCTTGGGGGCTCCCCCTCAGGGGTATATATCAATTAATTGTATATTACCCTTATTTAGGCCCCCCTTAAAGATATTATATCACAACCTAAAGAAACTGTCAAGAGGAGTGAGCAGTTATGGACGATTTCCCCGAAGATGAACTGATGGAAGATGCGATAGGACCGGACGTTAGAGAACGCCAGCGGCGTGAGGCGCAGTTAAACGCGTCCCTATCTGCGAATGCGGAACTACTAGAGATCAACCGTACTTTGCGCCTTGAAATAGCCACCCTTACGGGCACCATCGAAGGGCTTCAGCGGCGAGTGGCTCGGTTTGAGCACCTTGGTTTAGGGGGAGCAAGAACGAAATGTTAGTTAAAGACATACCACCTGTGCCCGAGGGGTTCGACCCAGATTCAGTGCAATTTGGTGTACCCCCCAGCTATACCTGTATATGTCGGCTCTCAGTGGGGCAGACCGACAGTAAATGGTTGACGCCTGTAGAGGCTATAGAATGGCACTTCAACCACAACCACATATACTGCCTACCCCTCAAGCCGTGGTACCGACTGATTGTGTCGCCTGATGACGCGATAAGCCACTAGAGGATATTGCAACGCCTCACAAGGTTTGAACCCCTGAAGAGGGTGTGCCTTTCTCTTCCGTTGGGTCTTAGTCAAAGCCTCAATCGCATCTAGCGGTCCCACGTGCTCAGGCCATTTGTTAACGCTGCCATCATACTCATATATATCAGGAAGCAAAGCACCATTGGCGTCTTTCCAATGGTCAGGGTACCCCCAAGGTCGGGGGCCCCCTATATAGGTGATAATAATTAATAGTTATATCCCCCTATATTGGACCCCCTACAAGAGATATTATACCACAACCTGAAGGAACTGTCAACATGAAGACACACATTAAGTACCACCCCGCCCCAGTTGCCCCTGTAAGCCCCGCTGAGTTGCGCCGCCAAGTGGTGGATTATCGGGGCAAGGTGTCGTCCATTGGGGCCAAGTTGCAAGCTGCTGTGTGGGCACGATGACGTTGTTTAACACTACCTTGTTTCGGGAGTAGTCAACTATGCTCTATACACTTCTTGGCTTCTTGTCTATCCTTTACACGGGGCCGCTGCTTGTGGCCTTCACCACCCTGTTCTTCTACGTCTTATAGTTAAAAAGGGACACACGGTTATGATAACCAATGAAAAGTTGTTGGCCGAACTGGTTGAATCAGAACCACAAATTGATGAGTTTCTTACACACGCTCAGGCATTTCTCCTAGATCGGGCTCTTATTTGGTCCCTTGTGGAGGAGGGGTACCCCGAGTTGCGTGTAGGTCTTCTGGGGGATATACACGACAGGGAAGAGGTGATGTCCCTAGTGGTGCTTGAAATCCTTTGGGAGCTTAACGGTAAGGGTCCTGTGACGGATGAGGAGGTCGACATATGGCTTTAATACCTGAAGAACGGCGTCCCGAGTTCCTCGGACTGCTTGGTCGAGCTAGGGTCGGAGAGGCTTTGAGCCGCGCTGATCAGCACACTCTCTTGTACCTCCCGTGGGTAAGCTTTAAGGAAGTGTACGGTGTACGACTCATATCCTTTTGCTACGCTCGACCCGTGACTCAAGAGTTCATAGACGCCATAAGGAAGGACCTCGGATTAGGTGGTCCTGTGATGGACGTAGGGGGTGATATATGGCTGTAATAACTGGACACCTACGCCACAGATACCTCGAGGTGCTCCTGATGGGCCCGAAGAGGGGGGCATTTGGTTATGATTAGGCAATCAGTCATAGCTAAGCGACCTCCTATTAAAGAGGGCGAGCTGATACGATTACTCGCAGAAATCAATAGGTTTCATGCGGACGGCCCACTCCGAGTAGGCGATATGTACGTTGATATGGTGATCGTAGGTAATCGTATAGACTA